CTATGAAGAAGATCAAGCTGCTAAACAAGCGAAAATCGACTCCATAGAAGAAGAATTGTACGCGCAGACTGAAAAAGAAGGTCATTACGGAAACTTAGATTTAAGCCGTAAATAATGATTTTTTACACAAGGAAGCGCTAATTTTAACATAAGGAGTAAATTATTATGGCAAATGTCGACAGACCTACTGGTTTTACACCAGTTAGATACCTAGACGGAAGTCCTTACATGGGCGCAGCCAGTTTATATTTCTCAGACAGTGACAATCTTTTCATGGGAGATCTTGTAATACAAGATACCGCAGGAACCACATATACCAAATCTAATGGTGTATATGGAACTGTTAACCGCGCACAAGCGGTAACTGATTTGATCGTCGGAGTTGTAGTGGGATGGTATCCTGACCCTGATAATCTTGGTCGTTTACATCACGCTTCATCTACAAGTATTCCACTATTAGTAGCACACATTGATAATCTAGTATTAGAATGTCAATCAGATGATGCTACTATGACACAAAGTGATGTTGGCCTTAATGCCGACTTTACTTTTACTGCTGGAACTACTGCTACTGGTGCATCTAACATGGAATTAGACGGAAGTACAGCTAATACAACTGCTGGATTGGCATTCCGTATTCTTCAAATGGTAGATAGAACCGATGGAGACAACTCAGATTCTGTTGCTAATCAACGATTTTTGGTCAAGTGTAATCAAAGCGCTTGGGCAGATCAAATCGCTGGCGTTTAATTTAAGGAGAAATTATAAATGGCTACTATTACAACTGGTTCTTTTGCGAAAGCCCTATGGCCTGGCGTGAACTCGTGGTATGGTAAATCCTATAATGAACACACAGTTGAATGGAATGCTTTATTCGATTCTTTTAATTCAAACAAGAATTATGAAGAAGACATGGGCATTACTTCTTTTGGCTTAGCTACAGCTAAACCTGAAGGAACCGCAATATCTTATGACGAAGAGCGTCAAGGTTTTCTCACAAGATATACTCATGTTGTGTACGCTAACGGTTTTATCGTAACTAGAGAAATGGTCGAAGACGACCTTTACAGCGTTGTTGCACAGAAACGTGCAAAAGGCTTGGCTTACTCAATGAGACAAACCAAAGAAAATGTTGCTGCTAATGTATATAATCGAGCTTTTAATAACTCGTTTACTGGCGGTGACGGACTAGAACTATGCTCTACTGCTCACGTTAACGTGGCTGGTGGAACATGGCAAAACGAACTAACGACCGCAGCTGATTTATCAGAAGCAGCGTTAGAACAAGCGTGTATTGATATTGGTAAATATACGGATGACCGAGGTTTAAAAATCTCAGTTATGCCTGTATCACTAAACATACCAGTAGACCTCTCTTACGAGGCCGAACGTATTATGCATACACCACATCGTGTTGGTACTGCTGACAATGATATTAACGCACTATACAGCATGGGTAAATTCCCAGGCGGTATTAACGTTAATCATTATTTCAATGATACCGATGCGTGGTTTATACGCACAGATGTTATGGACGGAATGAAACATTTCCAACGTCGACCATTACAATTCGCAATTGATAATGATTTCGACACTGAAAATGCTAAGTTCAAAGCAGTTGAGCGTTATTCATTTGGTTGGACAGACCCAAGAGGCGTTTACGGCTCACCTGGTGCTTAAGACCTAAACTGTTAGGTGGGGAAGTACCATCTTCCCCCCTACTTTTCTTATATAATATAGGAGATTTAAAATGGGAATATCAAGTTATCCTAACGGATGGAAAGGTGGAGTTGTCGTAAAAGGCGTTCCATTAGAAATACCAAATCCTGGAAAAGTATTTTGGGTTAATAACTCAGGTGTAATACCTCAGGGTGGTATTGGTGGTTCTGACAGCAATGACGGAACTTATTTAAGACCTTTTAGTACTATAGATGCTACTATTGGTAAATGTACGGCAAATCGTGGTGACGTTATTTATGTCATGCCTGGACACAGCGAAACTATTACTACTGATTCTGAAGTAGATTTCGATGTTGCTGGTGTAAGATGTATAGGATTAGGTCACGGCGGCAAAATGGCTCAAATTAATTTTAATGCCACAGCAGCTACTGTTGCAGTAGGTGCTGATGATGTTGTTATTCAAAACATGAGATTTACTGCTGACGTAAGTGCCGTAGTAGATGGTATTGTTGTTGAAGATGGCGTAGATGATGGTGTTATCAGAGATTGTGTATTTGACGTTGTTTTAGCTGCTACAGATGAGTTTGTAGATAGCATTAGTTTTGTAAACGACAACAGTCGTTGGTTAGTAGAAGGTTGTACATTTGACATGGCTCTAGGTGGAGCAGCTTCAGCTGTACATATGGATGCTGACACAGACAAATTAACAATTCGTGGAAATGTTATGCGTGGTGACTATTCAGTTGCTAATATTACTGGTGATACTACATTATCTACCAATCTAGATATTGATAGTAACTTACTAGAAAATGGTGATGGCAGTAATTTAGGTGCTCAACCATGTATTGACCTTGTTGGTATCAATTCAACTGGTACTATTCGTAATAATTATTTAGTTTGTAACTTAACAACTAAAGCAGCTTCAATTGTAGCTGCTCAATGTTTGCTATTTGAGAACTATTATAATGAAGATATAAGTGGAAGCGGTACTGGCGGTATAATTGGTGCAGCATCTGCTGACGACTAATTAGTATTAGTCTTGTTTTACTTTTTGGGGGAGTTATCTCCCCCTATTTTTAAATTTATAGGAGATATATATTATGCCTGCACCAAGAAATAAATACTCTGGGCTTAGGGATGCTGATGCAGTTTTTCATAGCGGACAAAAGTGTATTCTTGCTGGGGTACAAGTAATAACTGATGGAACTAACGAAGCAACATTAGTTATAACAGACGCTGCATCAGGGACTACCGCGTCAGGAACTAACGAAGTATTTAAAGCTGTTGTACCTGCTGGAGAAGATACAAAACATTTTTCAATGCCTGAAGGTGGTGTTCATGCTGAAAATGGATTATCTTGTAATGTATCTGGCACTAACGCAGCATACATAATTTATTTTAGATAATAACAAATGAGTTTTGGTAAGAAAACTAGGAATCCTGGGTGGCAACCTGGAAATCATTGGGTTAAATGTGATGTATGTGATTTCGTATACCGAGACGCAGAGATGTTTGAAAGATGGGATGGGGCAGTCGTATGTAAATACGATTGGGAACCCCGACACTCTCAAGATTTAATTAGAGGAGTTGAAGATAAAATAACTCCTGACGGATTTATAAGACCCGATGATGATGCAAATGCAGGAATAACAGTTTGTATAACCAGATCTGCTAGGGCTGGACAAGCTGAAGCAGGCTGTGCTAGAACAGGGGATACTTCTTTTACACCAATACCAGTGAGCGGATTATAATATGGCAACAACAGCTTTTACTGACGGCGAAACGGTCATTGTAGCATCTTGGCTCAATGAAGTTGACGCCCTCGTACACGATATATTTAATGGATTATCAACAACTACTAAAGGCGATGTATTAGCTTCTAATGGAACTAATATTATACCTCTAGCAGTTGGGTCAAATAATCAAGTTTTAACAGCAGACTCTTCTGAAGCAACAGGAGTAAAATGGGCTGCAGCAGGTGGAGATGTAGTAGACGATGCTACACCTCAATTAGGTGGATTTTTAGATACTAATGGCAAGTTTATTAGCATGTCACAAGGAACTGCTATTGCTTCTGTAGCTGGTGATACAGATATATGGGCGGGTGTTGATGGCAATACAGTCCACATAACAGGTACTAATGCTATAACTGACTTCGGTACTCCGAAGCGGGTTGGTGATCATATGTGGTTAATATTTGATGCTGCTGCGTCTGTCGTAGATAGCGCCACAATAACTGTGGCTGGTAATACTAATTATCAAGCTGCTGCTAATGATTTAGCTCTTGTATATGCATTAACTACTTCTGCATTCTTATTTATGCCATTTCCTAATAGTGGTTCTTCCCCAGTAGCTGCTTCTGGCGGATTACAAGATGCTGGAGGCAACGTAGTGGGAGTTGAAAATATACGAACAACAGCTGGAAATTTTGAAGTAACTGATGGTAGTAACCTAATGACTGCTGGACCATTTACAATTGCAAGTACTCATACAGTTACTGTAGGCGCTGGCGAAAC